TACCACAATCCATTAATCTTGCAATTGTCATTTGTTGTGTCTGCAAAAGTAATGTGTACTAAATGTGGAGGTCTTTCTACTGATAATTTGTAGGCAGAGTTGAATCCGTTTCCTTCTCTACCCAATCTGTGTAATACATAAACTGCAACTTGGCTCATATAATTTTTATTTAGTTATTGGTGCAACTGGTGGTGCTACAACCTTTTTATTTAATTCAAACCAACTGTTAAACTCAGCAGTCAATACTTCTTCTGACTTACTATAATCAACGACTGATTGCCACCATTTTTGATATAATACTTTTCTTTGTGCTTCTTCGTTTCCAAAGATACTTAAAACTGTTTGTAAAGGTAAGTGTAAATATGGTTCGATTCGCATTTTTAACAAATTAATTTGCAAATCAATTGGATTGTTTCTATATTTTGCCGATAAATACTCACTAAATAGCTTATCCAACACCACACTATTTTCTTCAGCCTTAACTGACATCTCGTATCTTTCCAATAGTGTGTCATAACCTTCAACAATATATCTACGACCTAAATTAATTGTTATTCTACTTTCATTTCTATTTTTACCTAAGTCATAAAAGTTTAATATCCATTCGCAGAATTTCCATTCTACATATTCTATGAAGTCGGCATATTTATTAAGTTGATTCTCTAATGGCTGTTTGTTGTAGATTATTTCAGTAGCAGTTTTCTCTACATTGCTTACATTCTGAATACCGTAACTTGTTCCCCAATGTGTTTTATACATCTTCTCCTCAAGGATATTCAATTCTTCGCTGTATTGTTTCCACACATCTAAATCAGGAGATATAAATCCTGCAATGTTTGGTGCGATAACTGGAGTATCTCTGTCGTCAGGTATTGGAAGCTCAACAACTCCTGTTACATCGCTTTTACCCATCATTTTACCGTGACCATCACAAGTAGTACAAGTTTCTTCCTCTACTTTACCTGTTCCGCCACAATCGCCACAATACTGAACGTATTTCCAAAAGATTGGATTGGCTTTATATATTTTGTATAATGTTAAGAATGATTGGTCTCTCGCATATTCTTTTGATATGTCGATAATGTTGTCAATAGCTGACAATCTCTCCTCCTCAGCAGGTATCTGTATGTTTGAACAAATAAGTGCAGGAACTTGACCAAATGGATGCTCAAATGTTAATTCAGATACAATATTGAACGCACTACCCACTTGCTCAAATGTTCTATCTGTCAAATCATCAACTACTCTCCAAAACTGTCTGTTGTCTAATCTCTTTGGTTCAAATATAACATACTCGACCATTTGTCCTCTTGACTCGTAATAACGAATGCTATCTATGGATTTATAGGTTGGGTAAATATCCATCTCAGGCTCGGTAGTATATTCTAAGAACATCAAACCATTCGGGTCTGTGTTCATTAATTTAATTGCGTAGTCCTGTACCCATTCTGTTAAAGACTTCCCATCTCTTACACTCGCAATTTTATTTAAGAACTCTGCTTTAATCGTAGGATTTAAAATATCGTAGTCTTTAACTCCACCAGTAGCGTAATAAATATTATCGATAGGCTGAAATATCCTTCCGAATAAGTCTTTGATGCTTCGTGAATATTTTCTTCTCGCTTCTGCTTTTACATTGCTCTCAATTCCCTCAATGTTTTCTATGAGTTCTTCTATGAAATCATCTCCATTTACTAACGCTTTGAGTTCATCAGAACATTCACGCATCTCAACAAATTCTTCATTGATTTTAAGATTACTCTTAATAGCCGATATGGCTTCTTCGTTGTTTTTAAATATCATAGTTATTTATTTACCAAATTATTCGTAATCTCGGTTTACCTTTCAATTCAAAGAAGAACCTCATCATAAGTGCATCTGCAAAATCGGGAGAGCGACCTATTCTTTTCTTTATTTCTTCTTTCTTTTCTAACGATATTTTTCCATCATCTTGCAATGGACTTCTATTTATCTGCTCCAATTCCTCAATCACTTGCTTTCTGTACTTATCCTCTTGAACAAATACTTTGGAATCTTTAACTGCTTCTGCAAAATACCAGTAACATTGTGCCTTTAAATTCTTAAAGTTCTCTGTCTTACCATGCATTTTTATCGGCTTTCCATTATTATTAAATGGAGTTGCTCCTACTAAATTACCTAACTTTGTCGATGCCCTTGTAAATGTCTGCAATCCATCAGCATCATATATCACATTTTTAAGCGGCACTCTATTCTCTATGCGTAACTCATTTATCTTCTTACTCACCATTGTATCGTCAATCTTATCAATGGCAATTATTTTAATAGCTACAAATCCTGCCCAAATCACAATAACAAACTTATCCGAACCTGTATATGCAATATCACAAGTCATATATCTATCTTGAGTAGGCTTCACAAACTCATTGGTGTATAATCCAAGTATATCTGAATACTCAAACATTGCATAAGGATTATCATCAAACTCCCAATTCCCATACACAAGTCTTTGAACCTCATTGTGACTTAATATCTTCATCAAGTTAGGAACGTAATCAACTGGCAATGTCTTATTATCTGTTGGCAATGCTTGAATGAACTTCATATGGCTTGGCAACGTACCTTCTATATTCGGCTTATAGTAATCTTTATACAAATAATTCTTACTCGGATTACAAGTCTGTAAAAGTTTTGGTGTCAAATTGTAATCTTTGTTCATCCATCTGCCAATAGATGCTTGTAAGTTATTCTTACATTCTATGTCAAACTCCCCAGCTTCTTCGATAAATCCACGAGTCATCTGCATCGAACCAAATCTCATATAATTCGGGTCACTCGGCAAATACTTTGCGTCAATCAAAAATATTTTAGAACCATTGTGAAATTTGAAGTAATTATCTTGACCGTTAAAGCTATAATATTCCTCACCTATTCCCCAAATCGACATAACCTCTTGAATTGAAGGTGTTGTAAATTTACGCAAATCTGAAAGCGTTTTTCTCGCTATAAAATAATGCGTTTTTGGGTACATTAGTGCATCTGCACATATCAAAGAACATCCTATAAAACTCTTACCTGAATTGTGAACTATAATATTTGATTCTGTAACTATATAATTGTGATTATCAGCAACAGTTAAATCAAATACACTGTCTTTAATTAATTCAAATCTAATTTCGCTAACTAAATGTGCGTCCAACTCTTTCGCAACACTATATCTTTTATCGTTGTTGGAGCAACTCCATATTCCTTTCCTAATATATCTCTTGTTACAACTCTTGGTTTGAATTTTGCTCTTATTTCTAACACTTGTTGATTCGTCAATATCGTTGTGTGACCTTTCTCCCCTCTTTTGTCTCCAAATAACTGAGGACACCTTTCTTTTGAATGATTTGCATTCTCCTTCATTGTCATCCATTCTAAATTCTCCACCGAATTGTTCGTTCTGTTGAAATCTATATGATTTATCGTCTCTTTGTTTTGTGCATTTATTAAAAAATGAGTAGCAACTAATCGGTGTACTGATATTGTTTTTTTGAACGAACTCAAGCTCACTCTCAAATACCCTTTTTTTGTCATCGTAGGTTTCAAAATACGTCTCTTTGTTTGTCCATAAACTTTGTTCGATGCCACTCTCCCCATTGATGATATTTCGTACATCCCATTTGTGCCTTGAATCGCAATCCAAGATTCGTTTAGTAAATTCTCCAGCTGGTATCCAATTTCCTCCATGATAAATTTCGTGATTAGGTGTTAATGAGAGTTTTTTTCCATCCCTCATAACAAAGGTAATCATTTTATTGTATTCGGAGGTAGTAAAAAGAGGAAAATTTTTAACATCTATTACTTTTTTATATTCAAGGTATCCACCGTTATTAAAAGACGCAACATTATCTCCTATTTTAAAATCTTGAATTTCTTTATAACCACAATCAGTTAGCACTTTAGTTCCTCTTGCTATACAGCCTTTTGAGCCTCCGAAAACTATATCTATTGTATCTTTATCAGTCCACGCTTTTATAGCTTCTAACTGTTTAAGATTTCCTTTTACATTTATGCTAAGACTTTTACTCAACTACTTCATCCTCTTGGTTAATAATCTGCATTCCTACAATTGGAACTATCTTCAACTTATCACCTCCTGAAGTTATATCAAGTTTTTCGCTATATTTCTTAGGGTTCATCCTTCCTAATACCCATTTACGAGTATCAAGTTGTAATCTTGACCTATTCACAGCTACCATACTCTGTTGTCTGTTTCCATTAACATCGTAATAGTAATCCTTAGTACCATCGTCAGATATTTCTAACATATCATCAAAGATACCATCAGCTCTTATCTCAGTAGCTTTCTTATATAATTCTATTCTTTCGGGATTTTCGTTTAACCAGTTGTAAAAAGTACTTCTTGTGATTGGGTAAGTATCGTCATCTAATATATTCTTTATTGAACGACCCAATTCTATCTGTTGGATTATATCCAAAAATACTTTATCTCTTTCCATAATTATATTTAATAATAATTGCTACAAAGTTACAAAATTAATTAATACTATATTATATATATATATATTTTTTTTAATAATAATAATAATAATAAAATAATGGAAAATAGACCCCCCCCCTATTTCTTGATACACTTTTTAGGGGGGGGGTATAAAAGTGCGTTTTTTTTTTACGTTTTTTCAAAAAGTGCCCTTTTTCATACTTTTTTCCTACAAAACAAGGCATATTGATTTTTATGCTGGAACTGTAATCCTGAATAATTTGCATTTGTAACTCAAAAGTGGATTAAACGACAACAAACGGCTTTTATTTTATTTTTACAACTTGTAAGACTTTTCTGCATTTCAAAAAGTATATAGAATAGGAAAAAAATTTTTGTAGGGTTATCTGTAAGAAAATACTGTAATTGAAAAGTTGTGTAATGCGGTAAAAATTTTTAGAGGGGGTTA